CCTCACGGCGACTGCATGTGCTTATGCACATCTCCTAGGGAATTACCCCTATGAGGCCTATTCACATCAGCAGGTGGAGCTAGCGCCATGACGATAAACCTTTCAGGCGAACTACGGTATGATACCCGTGGTCTGCCCGAAGGCTATGATCCTCATAAATTATATGAGTATCGTCGTGATACACTAGTTAAAGATGCCTCTGACCTTGAGTCGTTCTTATACAAGTACATACCTTGGACGCTCATTAAGTCGTTCGCTTTTGCGATTGACCCAACTGCGCCGTTCAAGGTTGCACCTGGTGTAATAACGCCTGCTAACCGCACTAAATGGCGTCAAATCGATTCAGTAACACTGAAACGAAAATTGACCCGTCTTAGTACATCTCAGTCTTCCTCACATGGACCGAATTTTCATCAGTCCAATTGTTGGGATCCGACTGCGACTTGGGTTAACAATAGCAACACTGTAACCTCTAACCTTAACAGTCAGGGGCCAATTGTTGACTATCTCAAGGACACTACCAGACGTACACGTCTATTTGGATCAGACAACGGTGAGCTTGAATTATTCAAGTCATACGTTGACTCTCCTCCTAGAACATGGACTACTGGTTTTGTAAGGGATGATCTTATACTTACCCATCTTGAAGGACCAGAACCTGGATGTGTTGCTGCCGGTGGCATCAACAATCCTGGAACTACGTCCAGAAATTTGGATACGTATACAGTATCCCCTTCAGGAGCCATCTTCCCGTACAGGTCCCACTCGCAACTACGTACGTCTGAGATAGCATACAATAAAGCTCTTGCGAGCAAGCATGCTATTTCTATGTTAAGGGACTGGAGCCCTAATACTAGGTCTTACAGTCTTTTTCGTAACGTAGTTGAGCTTAAGGATATACCTCATTCTATCACGCAATTACGTGATACTCTGGGCGACCTCCGTAAGCTCTTTGTTTCTCTCGGTACTCAGCCTAAGCTCCGCAAATCTATCTTTGATTTGAAGGCTTCTGCTGGTAACGTTCCTGGTGAGTATTTATCATACCACTTCGGATGGAAACAAACTTGGAAGGACGTGAACGATTTGTTGTCTTTACCAGAGAAATTGACCAAGAAGTACAACTTCTTGATCGATCGTGCTGGTAAGCCAACAACTTTTCGGTCAAAGAGGAATATTCCCTTTGCCACCGATCAGGATCTCCCGGGCTTCGAATATGAGATGTTGAATGGAGAATATGACTACGAGCTTAAAACTCGTATTCAGAAAGAATCTGAGTTACGTTTAGTAATAAACGCAACTTTTGACTTTCCTCCTATCAACCCTCCTGCAATGCGATGGGATCATTTTGCCGATCGCATTGGTGCCATACCTCGTGTCACGGATCTATACAACTTGGTTCCGTGGACTTGGTTGGTTGATTGGTTTACCGGCTTAGGCAACTATGTCGAATGTATCGACAATATTGCCCATGACGATTCACTTATCAACTGGGGTATGATTACTTGCTCTACCAAGGGCAAGCTCGTATCCACATGGCGTTCGAAGTCAGATTTGCGCTCTCGCACCAGAGTTGACTATGTAGTGGTGGAGGACCATATAGATAGGGTCCAACATACACATACTAGCACTCTGAATTTCGAGTGTCAAACTCGAAGCGATGTTGCGCAAATACTTGGTGTGAAACAAACTTCTGTTCCGAGTACTCTTAGCTCGTATCAGAAGTCTATACTGGGTGCTCTGCTAGCGCAGAGAAACCAGCATTTTAGACTGACTTAGTCAGTCCCCATTTATTTCACAAGGAGACGTCTATGCTTCCCGATCCAGTTACCGTTACAGCCGCTTCCCCGACCCCGCAGCTCGTCTTTTCTGTTGTGAAAAGCGATGGCTACGGCTCGGAGCGGGTGGACACTGGTGGTAACGGCTATGCCGTTATCATCAATCATCAGCGCACTAAGGGTGGCGGTGACCGACACTACGTCCAAATGACGCAGACGGTCAATGCCGTTGATCCCTACAGTGGGCTGACGAAGAAGCAAGTTGCTTCTGTGTCATTCACTATCTCCCGTCCCAGCTTCGGTTTTACCGATGCTGCGATGGTGGCACTCGCGAAGGCCCTTACGGACTTTCGCGATGATAGCGAGGTAACCACCGCCAAGCTTATCCAGTTCCAGTCGTAGTTTCTTGAAGGAGTATGCACTATGCATCTCCGGGAAATTGCGCTGGAATTGGTATACTCTTGGATTATCCCTATTAGTGTTGTCTTCCTTACCCTTGGACTTCTGTCCTTGGTTACGGCTGCAGCACTATGCAGGATACATCAAGGTCGCTAGACCTCGCGGTTCGCGGCAATTATGCCGTCGGAGCGGGTGCTCAGACTCGGAATCAGAATCCTCAAGGAGGTACTGATGAAAAGTCCGAAAGCACTCCTATCGAGCCTTCTAGATGATTTTAGAAGGCTCAATCCTGATGTGAAAGGCCTCGATCGTGATGTCATCACGATCGAGAAAAGGTTTGAACACGAAGGTTACGGCTTCCTAACCGTAGCCCTACCGGCTCTCGATGCAGCCCTTTTACAAGGACTGTCATCAGGCCAGTTTACCTGCCCCATTGGGTTTAAACCACTCAAAGGGGGAACAATCCCTAGATTTCTCTCGGGTATGTTCTGTAAGGTGTTCGATCCGTTCACCGGTATTCTTTTGGAGTCTGTTGATTTCGGGGTACTTAAATGTATCCGCGAATTACTCAGACTCTTCAAGAAAATTCAGGTGCCAGAAATTGAAGCTGATAAACTTCATGCTCAGGCAGTTACTGAATTCTTTCGATGCGATGAAATTGCTGGCCAGGTTATTTTGCCTGATCGACAAAAACATCTCATTGAGAGGGTGTCTTCTATGTTGTTAAAGAACCTCGATTCGGAGGCTCTTAATCTCGCAACATATAAACACGGACCCGGTGCTGTCTTTGAAGGCTATAGACCGAACCAGAAGTGGATCGGGCTATCGAATTCGATTCAGAATGTCGAATTCGACCTCGACTT